AGGTGTACTAAAACGTACACAGAAAAGTATTCGTGAGAGTATCAACAAAGAAGATGTTGATGACATACAGATACAAGCAGAGTTGTACAAAGGTATTAAGAAACACCACGTCACAAGAGAGAAGACAAACACTGATGAACGTAATGGTGTGTACGTTTATCAACTTACCAATGAAGGTAAACAATATCTACACAAGGAGGTAGCATGAGTGATGAATTTGATTGCAGTGTACACAATTTTTATAATCACACAGTAGAAGAGTTAAGAGAAATGAAGAGAGATTTTTTAACATGTACTGTCAATGAATTTGTATCAAGATGTGATAGTGCAATAGGTTTCAAAGAATCAACTGCTGACATAGAAAATTGTAAATCATTAAAGGAATGGTCAGACAAATGGCAAGGTGCAACAGAAGATGATCTTGCTTACATACTAGCAGAAGAACATTTTAACAAGGAGGTAGCATGAGTGTACAAAAAGTATTGGTTGATAAAGATAATTTTCTTGAGTGGAGATTCAGAGATGAGATGTCTTCTTTTGGTGAAGATGTTTATGAAGAGTTAAAAAATTCTGGTGAGTATGCAACATCTACTGATGATGTATTGCAAGAGAATACTAACTACGTACCCATGCATTGTATAAACAACTGGGAAGATTTGACTTTATCTAAATCTGATAAAGAAGATGAAGAGTTATACATCGGAGATGAAAGATTTGAATTTGAACTTGAGGAGGATGAATAATGTTGACAATATATCTCAAGCAGATAATCTGTATTGAGAAACATACACAACGAATTGAATTGAGGTTAACATGGATAGACTAAAACACGAACACAGATTTTTATACGATAAAATATCAGACAAAGATATTACCAAGGCAATAGAATACTTACACATGACTTCTACTCTTAGTTACAATTTTAAATGGCTTTCTTCATTTGATTCATGGGGTAAGTGGAATGCTTTACTATTCATGATGAAACATCACTTCTCTGGAGAGTTAATATCAAAGACAGACATAGCAAAAGAAGTTACTGGTATGAGTAGGGATGGTGCATTGAAATGGATTGATAGTTTAATTGATCAAGAGTTATTGTTTCAACATCATGACCCAAGTGTAAAAAGAGATAAAAGAAAATTTTATATTATTCCACACAGAGAAATTACAGTAGACTTTCATGAGTACACAAGAGAAAGAATACTCTTGGCTACTAAAAACGTAGACAAATTTCAGATAGATAATACTCAGATTGGTGCAGATATAATTACTATGACAGACAGGGTGAAAAACAAATAGTAGATATAATAGTATATAGTACATATACTTTTAACTGTACGATTACACCCTTTTATTCACAACTTTTTTATGTATTGTTTCTGATACAGTTGGATGAAGTACCTATAGCTTCCAACTGTTTCCTTTCTATTTTGATAGAAAAGAGGGGGAAAAACTTGCGTTTTTTCCCCTCACACACACACGAAACTTACCGAAGTAAGTACATGTACCTTCCCCTATATAGATAACTTGACAAATTTCATAGATACCCTTAGTAACAACCTTAGATGTATTCGTTAGAGTACATGAACATAACTTAAATAGAAAGGAACTTAAAAGATGTCTAAAGAAATGGTACTTCGTTTAGATGAAGTTGAGAGGAGGGTACTCGGACTTGAACAAGCATTAGTTGTTATGTCTCGTTCAATCGCATCAGCCTCAAACTTTTTAAGAGAAACAAATTCTACTCTCTTACAATCCCCCCTAACCAATACACAGATAGAGAAGAGTGCAGTTGATAACAATCAAGCATTCGCAGTCATGACAAAGATGACACCTAAGCAACACGCAGTCATGCAGATGTTGTTACGTGGTGCAAGCAATTATGAGATTGCTGAACGTTTTAACGTGTCAGAAAATACTGTGAAGATACATGTGAAAGCAATCATGGATAAGCTTGGTGTACGTAAGCGATCTTTGATTGTATTAAACATGCGATCATCCTTCAACGACATTGCAGAAGATCAATACATTGCAATGACTACTCTGTCTAAGCGTTGGGATTTGGAATGGAATAGTAAAGACAGGAGGATTAATAAACATTTGTATAAATAGGAGACACACACATGAAGCTAAAATTAATTTTAAGAAATAATACTTGGTACGTATATGGATATGTAAGTGGTAAAAGAGTCAGAGAGTCGACTGGTATTGCACGAGCAAACAAGTCGGCTGCTGAACTTTATCTTGCAAAGAAAATAAGTATGTTGGGAGGAACTGTTACAACTTCAAATACATTTGAAGCTGCAGCCAATAATTATCTTGCACGCAAAGAAGGTGTAGGGGAGAATGATAAGGTACTTATCAGTCGTCAAAGTAAATTCTTTGGTAAGATAGAATTAGATTCAATGACACCATTAGACATACAAGAGTATGCCAATGTTACACATAAGAATAATAAAGCTAGTACGATGAAGAGAGACTTAAATATACTCAAGGCTATTCTTAATCGTGCATGTGATTTAGGTATGATGGTTAAAGTACCTAAAGTTGTAATGCCTACTGTTGTGGATGATGAGAGGGATAGAAACCTTTTATCTCATGAGAAGAAAGCCTATCTCAATGAACTGAAAGGTGACGAGATAGGTATCTTCACCTTCATTCTCTATACTGGTGTACGTGCAGGTGAGGCGAGAAAGCTTCAACGACATAACTTGTTTGCTGATCACTTCACTATACAAACTTCTTACAAAGGAAAGAATGGTAAGAAGAATGTACGTACAGTTAACATACCTCTAAAGCTTCAAGCATTATTAAGTAGCATGACGTTACCTAAGTCTGGCTATGTATTCGTACATACAGACAAGAGTGCAGGAAGATATATAGGTAAGCCTTTCTCATCAGTGTGGTTGAGGAAAAGAAATGATCGTATCTGTAAGAAGTTAGGGATAAAAGATTATAGGGTACATGATCATAGACACACCTACGGAACAGAATTAAAAAGGTTGGGTACAGCAGAGACAACAATCGCTGATTTAATGGGACATTCTAACCTTAATATGGTGCGTAGATATACCAAGCTGACACAGAAAGAGCATGCAGATATAGTAAATAAGTTGTCTTAGACTACTATACAAAAAAATAACTAAAGTATTAGGCACAAGTTACACCCTCTCATAAAGGGGGTGTACAATCAAAATGTATTAGTTTATATGGATTTTTGTCTAACTGCGGGAGTAGTTCAGCTGGTTAGAACGCTGCCCTGTCACGGGGAAGTATCACAACTTCTTTGACACAACTCTACGCATAACTAGGAAAAATTTCATAACGTATCAACAACCGACACACAACACTTACCATGTGTGCCTATCGTTTAGACACACTGTGTCAGAAACTGACACACGTATTACTTCTTCTTAAATAGACTCATGGCTCCAGCTCCAGCCTTAATTCCGAAGCTCGCACTGATCGCAATGTACAACAAGTTATGATAATATGACGGCAAATCTTGCAAGGCGATAAAGCCTTTATGCACATGATCCTGTAAGGGTGTGAAAACTAATACGGCTGGAAGAAGTAGTACAATTAAACTCACTTCGTCTTTCCACGATCCTTTCATCTGGTCAACAGCAGACTGTTCCCAAGCTACCTTACCCTTGATCTGATCTTCCATCAGTTTTGTTTCAGCTTTAATCTTTGTTAATTTTTGTTCAGCCTTTGCTTGCTTAGTTTTAACGAAGCCTTGCACTCCGTCTGCTACTACGCCTAATAGAGGCTTTGCTAATAGATGCCACATTATCCTATATCCTTATAAAAGAGATGATGTCCAATCTCACATGTTGCTTCTCTGCCTATTGCCCACTTTGGATCAACGGCTTCTGTGTGATAGTGGGTAGCTCCAGACGTTGGATCGTCTACGCTACCCTCAAGTATAGAGTTAGCGATGTCAACAAAGGGAGACAAAACATCGTCACTCAACTCTGCTATCTTTCCACTGTTGGGATCATTAGAATTCCAACAAGAGAATTGCCATTTCTTTAAACATACACCAGCAATAGATTTACCCCACCAACAAGGTTGCTCTGCACGATTCCTGATGACCCATCCTACAGCTATCTTGCCTTCGTCTGATTCACCTCGTGCTTCACCCCAGATAGTCTTCGCCATAATAACGACATCTTCTTCTCTGCTTTCTGCATATTCAAAAGACATATTAGTAACTCATTCTCTTTTTAGCTTTTGGTTTCTTCATAGCCGCCATTGGTTTAGCAGCAGGCTTCTTTTTTGCAGCAGAAGCTTTCTTCATTTTCATCTTCATACCTTTCATAGTTTACTCCTTGTATAGATTGTTTCTTATCAGACACCTTATAACTTTTAACACTCCGTGATCGTCCCAAACTCCTGTTGTCCCTCTATATTTTCTGAATCTTTTTACACCTAATCCCTGAAATATCTTTGCTTGTTCCTTGCGTGTAACGCAAGGATCAAGGTGGGGTAGAAGTCTTTTACAATACTTTAGATATTCTATTCTTTTGATTTCTTGTAATCGTTCCATCTCTTCTTTTGTACCATGTGTACGCTTACCTTCTTTCTTGGCACGTTGTAAGCCTGCCTTGATGAGTTCAGATAAGTTACCATTCCACTTAGTATTATGAATGATAGCATGGTGATGTTGACAAACAGTAATAAGATTAGAATCATCATCGCTGCCACCACGACTCTTAGGAAAGAGGTGATGATGATGTAAATTTTCTTTAGTTCCACATGCTACACAGAAGTCTAACTTCACTTCAATCCTTCAGATTGCAAGTATCGTCTATATAACTCAAGCCATTCGTCTAATCGCATTACGACAAGTGACTCACCTGTCGTCATTTTGTTACGTCTGTTAACGACAGTCACCAGTGTACCTTTTTCTCTGGCTTTCTCTGCTTGTTCCAATGCTGCATAGATTTGAAACTTCTCGGTACGTTTACACTCCACATGTAAGTCAGGCGTACCCATCAAGTCGGCACGTAAGTTTTGTATTGCACCACTCAGGGGTGTACGATACGAGTTGATACCTAGCTTCTCATTGAGATACTTTGCTATCTCTCTCTCGAAGCCACTACCTTTCCTCTTGGCAGTCTTTCCACTCATGTAGCTTCTTACATTCCTCTCTGTGTTGTGATTGTATCTTCAATAATTCTTTGCGAAAATCTTCAGGATCTATGGTTACCCAGTCTTTGGATACTTCTGGTGCGATGCGTTTGATACGCAGTGAAACGACATCCCGATTTTCTGTAGCCTCATCAACTTTGTACAGGATTAGATAGGCTGGGATGTTAGCCTTTAATGCTAATAAACGAGTCGTCCAGAAAGCTTTAAAGGTTTGTCCCTTGTCATACGCTGTCTCTGATAAAGCGAGAGGTGCGTAGCAGTATTCGCAGACTTCACATCCATCTATATCTATTTGCCTGATGCCAGATTGTTTACGATGCCACTCTGAAAAGGGATCACCTGATTGAAAGTAAGTGTATCTAGCCACTACACCCATCCATCATGAGAGTTTTCCATATCAAGATTCTCACGACAGGTGTCGCAGAAGTATTGATTCTTTGGTCGAGGATCAGTAGACTTGCAACCCATACAGGGTCGACTCCACATCTTTAAATCGTGATCCCGTCTCTTCTCATATTTTGCTCCATCAAAATGTATGATGTCATTTCGGTGTAAGATTCTTTTTGCCGTGTCTATGCAACAGTCGAAACGTTTTGCTATATCTTTGACAGGTAATTTTTCTGCATTCTGACGAAGCCAATCTAAATCCTGTGGTGTCACAGGCACTCGCTTTGGCATATCGTCTATGTGATACTATAAGTTGTATCATTTATTGTCTCCGTACTACATCATGTAGTATATGTATGATAACTTATACACAACTTATTAATAGTTTTGCAAGTGTTAGTTGTGTATTTTGGTGTCTACTTGACAACGATGAAAATTTTGATAGAATGCTTGCTTCTATGAAGCCAAGCCAATCTTCGATTGTCTTGGAGAGTAAAGCTAGCGTAGGCGAAGCCGTAGCGTAGTCATTCTATCAACTTAACTTTATCAACTTTTAAATATTCTACTTTAGTTACCCAGCTAGTAGGTATAGCTGTATATCTTCCACCTTCTTGTGGATCATCATCACTTGTGCAGAAGCTACCCATGATCACAATTTTTCTGGCATCCTTAGAAACCATCCAACCTACGTCCACCACTGTAGCTAAATCATAATTAATTATTTCTTCTACTTCTTCCCAACCAGATACCCCATCCTTTGCGTCTACCCATGTAACTTTAACCATAGGAAACTTATTGATATCTACTTTATCAATCGTCATGTAATCCTAACCATCGTTTGATTGTACGAGAAGGTATCATTAAAGCTTTAGCAATATCTATAACTGTTGATCCATTGAAACTCATACGTAAAGCTTTCTGTTTAGGTGATGATTCAGATACAATGTATTGTTCACCAGACTTAAGTCTCTCTGCAAAGCCAATAGATACAGCAGCATGGTTGTCAGTATGATCACGAAGCTTTCCATAAGACATCTCTATCGTTAAACCTAGTCTGCTGTCTGCCTCAAGTAACTTATTTAATCCTACTATCTTAGCTGGATCATGTTTCGCTGCCTTAATTCTAGCTAATTCCTTGTCTTCCATGATAGGAGTTATACGTATCTGTTGATCGACAACAGTTAATTGGTTGGTTGATCCAGCCTCTCTACCTAATCCATCTTGTGTAGGCTTATTAGCATGGTGTAACATGATGACTGATGCACCATTGTTACGTATCTTTAAACAGATACTATTTATCCTTGCCCATTGTTCTGCATTGTTTTCCATCAAGCCTGCAAATGCTGTACGAATAGTATCAAAGACAACGACATCTGGTTTTAATTCATTCAACCAACCTTGTAATATCTCTACACCTTCATCTGTTTGTAGATTCATATCACCACCATCCTCTGGTTTAATTAAAGCTGATGACCAATACATCATGTTAGTATCTGGATCTCCGTATGATCTATTCATGATATCTAATCTATCAGTAACTGTACTCGCACCATTCTCAAAATCCATATACAAGACACGAGAGGGTGCATTGATTTCAAATGCACCAAAGTTTTTACCTAAAGCTAGATGCCACATTGTTGTCAAAGTTATAAATGATTTACCATGACCAGAGTAACCATACACTTGTATGATAGATGCTGGTCGTAAGAATGGATCAACTAAATATTTTTGATTACTTGTTCTTTCTTTTAATGATTCAATATCACTTGCATAGATTGGTCTAAACTTTTTATTGATACGACTACCTGTATCATCATACAAATATGGATGATCACGTCTGTGCATTTCTTCTGCACTAGATATTGTTCTTTCAAATTCTTCTTTCTCTAAACTGTACTGAAAAAATTCATCAGAAAATTTCCAACATAAATCTCTAAGCTGTCTACCTGTTATACCTTTGTTAACTTTCTCACCTGCAAAACGTATCAATGCATCGTTACGTCCATCACCTTCACCAAGTTTACCTTCTTTCTTTATTATGTTTTGAAAACGTTCCCATGTAGGTAAATAATCTTCTGGTGATTTGACTTGTACGTTCGATAAATCAAGGTTTTCCCACGAAAAATCAACGTCTACTAAGTCGCCATCACCACCCCAGATAGGCATATCTTCCCAGTCAATAGTGAATGGCTCCCACTTTTTACCATGACTAGGTGGTGCTAATACATAACCACCATCACCACGTAAGTCTAAATTTTTTACACCATATAAATTTGTTGCATTCTTTTTTCTGTATCCATTCTTAGGATGTGCAAAATAATAATGCATACCTCTAGTAGTCTTGACTGCAAAAGGTGAAGATAAATTATTTGCTTTGCAAAATAATTTTGCACTATCACTATCAGCATCAACAACAATTAAACTAGATATACTTCCTGTTACTACTGCAATCTGTGCATCAGGAAATTGTGTAAACCAATAATTTAATTCTTCTTCTGTAGCATGACGTGACTGATATTCTTTCCATTTAATTAGAGGTAGTTTTTTAGTAGGGTGTATAGGTATTACTGACCAACCCTTATCTAAATATTCTTGTGCCTCTAATAAAATCTCATTCTGTTGTGGTAGTTTCAAAGTATCCATCGATGTTAGTTCCCTTAAATTTAAGTTTAATTAATTCTAAAATGTCACTTGTAATTTTTCCTCTGGCTATCCAACCATAAGGAGCAGTTCGGTGTTTACCTATAGCCTCTGCTACAATGGCAGCACCTCCCAAATCATTAACCATTTTTTCTATATTGAATCTTACTTTCATAGTCCCCTTGTATGTAAAGTTATTTAATAGTTATTAAATAGTTGACACTATGTTGTCAATAGCATACAAATAAAGTTGTGTAATTAGATGCCGAACATGAGTTCTGTATCATAACTTTAAGGAGAATATATGGAAGAAGATCCATTTAACGTCTTTGTCGAAGACGATGGCAAGATAAACAATGCCAACATTTCTACTCCAGAGCAGCACAGTTTTGACACATTATGTGGACAGTATGAGAATTTACAAGCTCAGATTGATAAGCTAACATTCAAAAGAGATACTGTTAGAGATGAAATAACTAAGGTGTTACCTACATCAGCAGGCACACACACTAAAACAACTAATAAATTTGAGGTTACTCTTAAGCGTAGAGAGAACTGGCAATGGGACTCTAATAAATTAAAGGGTTTGTATACAGGAAGTACATTACCTCACTTCGTTAGTGAAAACTTAAGCATACATCGTAAGCATTTTAAAAACCTTACAACCAAAGAACAGAATGATCTGAGAGATGCTTTAACAATTAAACATATTAAACCTTCAATAGAGGTAAGGAGTTTGAATGACGTTTAAACCTATGAGTACATCAGCAGTCGAAAATTCTGGTGTCCAAAAGACTTTGTTATATGGACATCATGGTTGGGGTAAGACTACCCAAGCAGTTAATATGAAGAAATATTATGGTAAAGGTTTTATCATAAGTGGAGAAAGTGGTTTGCGTTCTGTTATGAATGCAGACATAGATTATTTACCATTCACATCATGGGATGGTGAGAATAATCCATCAAAAAATATCTATTCATTCAGAGGTATCTGTAAACTTATGGACACAGATGACTTTAGAAATGCAGGATACAAATGGATTATGTTGGATAGTTTAACAGAATTATCTGACAGACTAATACAACATTTAGAAGTTGAATACCGAGATAGTAGAAACAAACTGGCTATGTGGGGAGATAATCAAAGACTAATGTTGGGTAGTGTTAAATGGATAAGGGACTTACCTTACAACGTTGTTGTTACTGCGTTAGCAAAAGAAGAAACAAACGACAATGGTGAAACTGATTACTGGGCGATGATTAAAGGTGCATCAATTCAGAAACAATTACCTGCAATATTTGACAATGTATTGTGTGGTGTTCGTGTAACTGATGGTGATCGTACTGATCCTAAAGTCGAGAGGTTTCTTGTTTGTGACGAAGTAAGAGGATGGAAAGGTAAAGTTAGAGATCCTAACAGGAAGATAGAAGCAGTAATGCGTACTGCAGATATCACTGATATTTTTAAACTGATGACAAAACCAAATAAAAAGGAGGCTGCATAATGTCATTTTCATTTAGAGAACTATCGTTAGATGGTGTCGATGCACAGAAGGAATCTTCTGGTGGATCAATTTTAAAAGCAGGAGATTACAGTTGTAAGATTAATTCTGCTGAAGTTAAGGATACACGTACAGGTGGTAAACAAGTTGTGATTGATTTGAAGGATGAACAAAGCGGATCATCAATCAAAGACTTTATCAATGTACATGTACCAGCAAGTGAAGGTTTGAGTGTTGAGGAAAAGAATAATAAAACCAATGCTCAGAAGTGGGGTAGAGAAAAACTCAAGGCTTTGTTGACACATGGCGGTCACCCGTCCCCTGATAAACCAGGGGATATCTCAAGCTTAGTCGGTCTAAGAGTGGGCGTTCATGTCGAGAAAGATGAGTATACAGACTCAACTGGAATGAAACGGGAAGGTAGTAGGGTAAAAAGATTTGGAGCTTATTTCCCTGCTGCAAATGGAACTGTTGCCGAAACCTCCTCGTCAACAACAACGGATGAGATCCCGTTTTAGTGTCTAAAAAAACTACACCTAGTCTTACTCCTCAGCAAGTTTCTGTGTTGAGGGGTAAGATATCAGAAAAACTTAGTAAGAATTTAACAATGGCTCAAGAAGTATTGAATGGAACAAGAGAATGGAATCCTACTCAAGCACGAGTATTTACAGCATTATTAAACAAAGTCATTCCAGATGTATCATTAAGCTTTGCACAGGTAGACGTACAAACAAAAGATATGAATAATCTATCACGTAAGGAATTAGAAGAAATAGCATCAGGAATTTATGAGGTATCAAAAGATGATGAAGAAGACAAACAGGGAGAGGGATCACCGATCACTGTTAATATCAGCAAAGAAGAAAGCTAAAGAGATTAACAGTAACTCTCGAATAGCTAACCACGAAAGGGGTTACAAAGCTCGTCTGATATCTAAGGAAGACGAAGATAAACTTTATAAAGGTAGACGATACAAGGATTACAAATGAACATAGACGATTATTTATCTAGTAATGATTACTCAATAGAAGAGTTAATAGATAAAGCGTATGAAAAAAAAGAGAGAGAAGATCCAAGAAGGTACATAGGTGCATCAGGTGTCGGTCATTCTTGTAATGCTTATCTATCTTATTGTCTAAGAGGTTTCCCAGAGTCAGATCCTGTACCAAAAGTAAAAAGAATTTTTAGAGATGGTCATCGTATTGAAGATGATGTTGTCAACGATTTAAAACTAGCAGGATTTGAGGTTAGTGAGATTGATGAAGAGACAGGTAAACAACATAGATACAGTATGTTTGGTAATCATGTCATGGGTAATGGTGATGGCGTAATAATTATAGAAGATGAAAAGCACATACTTGAAATCAAAAGTATGAATGATGCAAGGTGGAAGAGATGTAAGAAGGTTGGAGTTAAAGTATCTGACTATAAATACTTTGCACAGATGCAATTACTAATGGGTTTAAGTGGCATACATAAAGCGTGCCTCGTATCATACAATAAAAACTCAAGCGAATATTTATCAGAGGTAGTAACCTATGATGAGTTTGAGTATGCCGATTTACAAAGACGAATTAATGTTGTGTTAGAAGGTAAAGGAAGGAAAATATCTTCTGATCCTGCTTACTTTGCTTGTAAAATGTGCTTTAAAAAAAGCACATGTTGGGAAGGTATTAATCCTTCTCCAGCTTGTTACAACTGTCAGCATGCAAAGCCAACCGATAAGGGAGACAAGGCTTGGCACTGCACATTCCATGATAGTGATGCTGTAAAACTCTGTGACGAATACAAATTATACCAACCTTTAACATCAGGAGGATCTTATGAGTAGTTCATGGGGTCCTCTTGGCGTTCCTCCGCAATCTTTCCTACAAAACTGTACTCTAGTTGATGTGAAAAGATTGAGAGAGTTAGCTGATAAAGCAAGAAAAACTCATAAGGTTATTAACAATGAAGAGAGAGCAAGCAAACTTGAGGAAATAAAAAATCAATATGACAATTTAGTAAAACAATACGAAGGAGAAAAATGACCATAGAGAAAATAAAATCTTTACGCTTACAACGTAACGGCTTGGAAAGAGAAATAGACCTAAAGAATGTCGAGCATAGAAGTATAGGAGATAGATTAGATGTGCTTAAGAAACATGATGATATGTTTAATAAAGATACAACAGATCAAATGAATAAAGCTACAGATAAAAGAAGACATTTAGAAAAAGAAATAGTTGAACTTAAAAAGAAAGTTGCTGACCTCGATACAGAAGCAGAAACTTTTATTCTTCACTTACAATATGGAGCAGTATTATGACAACTAAATTTAAAATTAAAAAAGAAGATGTATTAGATAAAGCTAAAGAGATTATACAAGGAGATCGTAACCTTAGATATGGCGATCCAAAAATAAATTTTCAAAGAATTATTAAAGGTTGGGAGTTAATCTTAGGTCATGAGATTACACCTGATCAATATGGAATGATGATGTTATGGATGAAAATGGCTAGATTGCAAGAGGATCCACGTCACATAGACTCTTGGATAGATATTGCTGGCTATGCTGCATGTACTGCGGAGGTGATGAATGTCGATTCATGATGGTTATACAAAGAAACAACTTAATGAAATGGAAAGCAACAAGTGGACTCAACAAAAGATAGAAGATGCTGAATGGAAAATCATGGATGATAAAGATAAACTACATTATCTTGACACAGTAATTGCTGAAAAAGAAAAAGCAGAGATAAGAAAAGAGATACAGAAAGATATTAAAAAAGAAGTTCGTAAAGAAATTAAAGAGTTAGAAAAGAATCCTGATGTCTTCGTTCCTCCGAAGCCTCCTAATTCCAGCTAGTACCTTTCCATCCAGCTTGCCATCCTGATGCACCCCAGTTATTTACTTTAGTATCTTTAGGTGTGCCTGCTAATACATCAGTACCACCTTCTCTAAACTTCCTATTACCACCAAATAAAGGTACACGAGATAACAGTTGTCTTGTAAGTGTACGTCTTGCAGAGTTGCCAACAGGTTGATTACTACCTGCAGCTTCTAAACCTTCTTGACCAGCAGCCAATGTATTAAAACCAAAGTTTGCTACTGTATCGAATGATGGTCCAAGTACATAAGATAATGTACGAGACATACCAAATGCTCCGTTGTCTGCTTGTGCTGCAGAGTTGTATAGTAACTCAGCTACCATACCTAATCCACCAAGTTGCATCAAACCTTCTACATACCATCCTAAGAAACTATCTACTGTACCATGTTGAGTAGGATCATATCCTATAGATAAAGCAATCTTCATCATGTCAGGATTTTTATCTGCAAATTGATTTATATCTCTTTGCCATCCTTCAATAACTTCACTTCTTTCATTACCAAATTGTTCTAGTACATCTCTTGAAAACTTTCTGTCTCTAAATTTACTAGACTTCTGATCATCTCCACCTCTAAATTGTGCTAAGTCTTTTACAGCTAATGATCCAACACCACCTATACCTGCACCGAAAGTAGCCATGTATAATAATGGTGATACATTACCTTGTCTTGCTTCACTTAATACCTTTCTACTTAATCTACCCATCATAAGTGGGAATGATTTAAGTTGGAACATCAATGCACCAATAGGTGTTTGTGTCCATAGAGGTAAATCATTAGGGTTAGGTGCAAAGATTGTTTCGTTACCAAACTTAACCATCGCTGCTCGTAATCTATCAGCATCAGGAGAAGACATTACTTCGCCTAATTCTGTCATTGCTTTAAACTTACCTTTAGCATCAGGTTTAGAATAATCTTCTAAGCCAAACTCTTTTAGAATACGTGCTGCTCGTCTGTACTTATTCGTTTGTGTACCATTACTTCTATATAAATCAGCAGCTATTCTATTCATGGTACGGAATGTTTCAAAGCCTACTGCTCCTGCCATCTTACGTTGCATTCCTGTCCATTGTGATAATCCGATTACATGGAAGAAGTTGTTTGTTGCACGTCCACCTGAGTAACCATACATACCAGCCATCTTATCAT